AGGCTCCACTATTGGGTCGTTTGAGATTGACCGCTCTAAGTTTTCCGAGCTTCGCCCATACGTCGTTGGTACAGATAACGTGGTCAAGGTCAAAGCAGGTAAGTTTACTGCTAGGGTAAACGATGCTTATGATATTAACCCACTACAAACTATCTTAGGGGTCTCTGGTATTGGGAACTCGGAGATAAATCAATATAATGTAGCTACCTTAGCAGATTCAACTGTAAGAGCTATAGTAGAACAGTTTCAACAATCTGCATTCTTCGCTAATGCAAACGGATTGATTGAGAGATTATTTACCTATGAGACAGCGGCTCCTGATACTCCTGGGGATATTACTGGATTAGATCAAGCAAGGTATCCTGGGAAGGCTGGTTGGGGCTGGTGGAGAAATAGCTCTATTGCAAACAGGCTAACTCCAGCCGTGGGAACCCGTGGAACTTTGTTTGAGGCTGCTTGGCTAGAAAGCGATTTTATAAAGAAGTGGAGAGGTGTAACAAGAACTTCTATAGTAAATGTACCTTCAGAATTAAGCATTGAGATTCCTGCTTTTGATCCAGAAGACCACTTCTACTACAATGAGAGTAACGCAAAGGTATTGCTGCCAGCAACACAAAGAATTGACTTACTATTCATATACTCAAAGCCAGTAGATGTAAGTTCAACAACCATTAGATCTTTTGGTGCTGATGGTCAAACACCAAAGAAGATAACCTCTGCACAATTAGGCTTAGTTAAAGGCGCAGGGATAGGTGTTAACTTTTACCGTCCAGATAATAATGGCTCACCATCAACTAGAATGTCTCTAGTTATGGATGGGACGGATTCTACAACCCAAAAAATATTATCACATCACGGAGATGAAAGTGGTGTTAATACAGGTTTTGGGACTATTAAAGGTTCCTTCCCTTCACCTGACGATTTGATGAATCTTGCTCCATATCTTAGCGAGCAGCTTGAGTCAACAGATTTTAGATTGATAGGACAATCAATATTACCAGTAGCTTATGTCGTTGTAAAAGAATCGGCTGAATTATCTGAGGCTGGAGTGCCTATCATAACATCCTCTGATATTATTGATATTCGTCCGTTCTTCAGAACAACTGAACTCTCATATAATGAACGTGCTGGTATTGCTGCCGCTTGTCCACAAATCTCATTAGCTAACCCTGTAGCATCAGAAAATTACGTTGACTACTTAGTTAATAAAATGTATACTGACGTAGTTCAACTTATACCAACAACTACTACAGCTAATAATATAGTATTAGTTGGTCAAATTATGGGTGGGTATAGCTTTGGTATGGAAGGTGCTCTAGGTAATTATGTTAATATTACAGAGCATGGTGCTGGACGAGATCAGGCATTCTTAAAATCATTAATTAAAAACTATCTAGGCTATAACCGAGATATTCCCGACCTCCCAGAGTGGGATGTATCCGAATGGGTTAAGTATGGATCATATTCCTCTAAAGGAACTTTCCCATTAGATAGAATTGATATACATTCAAGAAATCAAAATGGATATCTTTCTCTTGGTGTAAATCCAACATGGGAAGATCAAGCCCAATGGTTCTATACTGTAAAGAAAACTATTCAACTAGATGCAGGATCACTAGGAGTTCCAAGTATTAATAATTATTATGTTGATGCTAAATTCTTAAATTGTGGTTCTACTGCTGAGAACTGTGAAATAAGCATAAATAAAGAATCAAACCAATTTACAATTATAGTTAAATTTGAATTTGATAATGGATACCAAATACCCTTTGCTTCAAGAAATAGAAGCTACCAATTTTTTGAACTAAGAGATAAGAAGCTTTATAATAACTTTAGAATGCAAGATCACAGAATAAAAAATGTGACTTTTGTTTACCCTACTGTAGAGTTCTCTATACATACTGTCCCTAAGACAAACCCAGGGCTAACTACACCAATGGGTGGGGCCAATCCTTTAATAACATTGTAATATGCCAGACTTTGTTAGGTACAACTGTGGAGAATACGCTCCAGGGTTGGAGCCTATCATCGTTGGGAATACCAACAGCACAACTGATCCAGTCATTGTTGTAGGAGATCCAGGGAATATAGACCCACCATATATTCCTTATGATCCAGAGCCTCCGTACATTCCGGCATCAGCCCCATACTACAACCAAATAATTCCAGGCGTAGTATTTGATCCTCCTCCAGATAATGGGTTTGGGCAACAAGATCCCGCTCTTCCGGCTGGTGTTACTTTGACAGAGCCACAAATCCCATCGGTTCAGGTCAATTTTAATAGTACTATTCCAGCGCAAGCCCAAGTTACAACCGGGAATGGGTCTGACCCATTATTCAATAGAAAGCATAACATTTTTAGGTTTCCAGAGAATAATGAAACGAGCTATGTTTCAAACTCAAGATACTTAGAAATATTTGCCCCTCTAGTTAGCCAAGAGGTAGGACATTTCCTAGATAGGGAGAATAGCAGCGCACCTTGGGATGAGAGGAATGTATTTGGTTTAACAAACCAAAATCTATTTAATAGTTTAAATCCCCAATTGAAGACTGCTATTTCAAACTTGCATGGTCCTGGGGGTCTTAGGGTATCACCAACATCCATCTTAAATGGTCTTAAGAAACATTTGTTTGAGGGGACATTGGATCAGGTGGACTCATCATTTTATCAAACTTTAGCAAATATGCAAAGCAGAGACACAAGACTCAGCTTTGTTAGATCTCCAGTAAAGGATCATTTAACTAGAGGCGCACTAGGATTTGCATTGAATGGTAAAATAAGTGCTGACCCAAATTCTTTAGATGGGTATACAAAAAGAATTGTAAACCGTCAAAGAAGATTAAATACTGACATTAACGCTCAGATATTAGTAGACCCACTAAGCCAGGAAGAGCAATATATGAGCCTGGAAGACGCTGGTATCCCTGTTGTAGCTGAAAGTGGAACACATTGCGAGATTGGTGATGGGGCAGGCTACTATATTCATTGCACACTAATAGACGGGTCCGAGGAGCCTTGCCCTTTAAGAACCGATGTGAGCGCAGCCTACTTTATTCCAGCCGACCTGAAGAGCATTTGCTTAAATGCAATGAACGAGTCTTCATTTAAAACATTTACTGTAAGCTCAACATCTGCTAATGAATTAACATCGTCAGCTATCCCTGCATACTCATTAGAGCCAAAGTACTTCGCTTTAGATTTAACTTCTGTGGAGGATGTCCCTACCGAAAACCCATTCATATCAAGAACTAAGTGTAGATACACCTTGCTTGAAGACGAACAGGAAATTCAAAGGCATACATTAAATAACGGAATCGCTGTTTCCAAATTAAATGTAAATTTTGATGACCCATTTATACGTTATGCTTTAGAGACCTCAACTATAGAGCTTTCTCAAAACGATTTAACATTCAAAAATTTTGACGAGAATAGGTCAATTGTTGGGAATGCTATTTTGTGCAGGCAGATGCCTTTTGCTCTAGTTTTGAGTCCTGGGGCTGGTTCTAGGCATAACCCATTTAATGGTAACTCCAAGATTGATGGATTCTCCACGATTGTGACTAGAACAATTCAAGGTGTTCCTCATATAGACGTATCCGAGGGAAGAGCATCCAACTCACCTTTAACAGAATCAAATATTACCAACCAACTAGGTATGAATAAGGTTGGACTTGTAGAAGACTTTGATGTTCAGGGAAGATCCTTTACCTTTGATGTTTCTACTTTAGCTAACTCTTTCTACTCAAATGGTGAATACACCACAGCTAATAGAACACCCGAAAACTATGGATATTCCTATCTCCTCAACAATATAGTAGACCCTCTAATACAGAACAACAACGCCAGTTCATTGACTTGGTGGGATGTTTATTGCCGGATGCCACTAAATAGATTCTGTGAGATTATGTACGACCCTAATAAGTATCTACATAATTCCATAGCTAGAGGGTATAGAAATGGTGTTACAATCAAGAATGTTTTAGCTCGCCCAACTGAGGATGAGTACCCATTTATTGAAGGGGACGGTATTATTTTAGACTCGGAGCAAAGACAATGAGAGTAATAATGAAATCTAATGAGTTGGCTGGTTCGCAAGTTCCACCAATTCCAACACTAGGCTTAAATGTATTTGTTGATAATCAAATACCCATAGTCTTAGGTGACTTGTTTGCTGCTCACGGGGTAGGAATCCATGAGGCTCCTCTAGCAACCCAAATATTAACATCAAATGTATATGTTAATAACTTAAAAGTTATGGGGCAGGGAGATGGTATTACTTGTGGTAAAACTTTTGATACCTGCCTTGGGACTGTGTATATAGGGTAGCATTATTTAATAATTAACAGAAGCTTTCAATTCTCAAACATAAATAAGGATATAGTATAGGAGTTTTTCTATGAGAGGCATGGACATTGCAAAAGAAATTTACGAAGACATCTTGAAGTCCAAAGTTTGGGCAGAACAGGGTGTGAAGGTTAATCTAAAGGAATCAACTGAGGTTTCAGAGGAAGTAGAAGCAACCGAAGAGGAAACTCACGTTTGCCCACTATGCGAATCAACCTTAGAAGAGCCTATCAGCGAAGAGAAAATCGAAGAGCACGTTAACAGTCTAGTTGATGTAGTTCTAGAAGCCTTCGGTGAGGGTGTTGACCTAGAGAGCTTAGACGAAGAAGTTGATGAGGAAGATTCAGAAGAACAAGAGGACTAATAATGGCGGCCCCTTCTAAGTCAGTTCTGAAAAGCTCAGAAGATATTTTTGCTAAGATGATGGCTGGAGACTCTCCTGCCCCAAGAAAGCAAACTCTTGCTCCAAGAGAGCCTACACAAACTGCAACTTCATTAGACATCCGCAATGTTAAAGTCTCTGATAGTTTTGTAGGTTCTATCATTGAATCAGCTTTCTCTGTACCTAAAATTGAAAAAGAGGAACCAGAGGAAGAGCAAATTAATGAGTCTGAGGTTAAGGAAAAGTTGTCAGACCTAGTAAAGCGTTTAGCAGCTTTGGTTTCCGAAGCAAAGACAGTAATACAGGAAATGACAACCTGCGGAATGATAGGGACTAATCAAAAGTTCCTACTTTTAGATAAGAAGAAAAAGAATGGACCTTCTAAAACTAATAAGAGAAAGTAGATTCGAATCCGGTAAAGGTTCGGAGGAAGGCCGATCTGCCATTCATGGTGCAGGGAAGCGTGCCCACACTAAAGCCTCCAGAACCAGAGTAAAAGTTTTCAAGTCCATAATGGACGCTCTTAGTAAAGGCTATGTAGGCCAGATGTTCACCACTAGAGATTCAGATAGGCTCTATGTAATTACTGTTAGAAAGTGGGGTGAAGACCCTGAGCAAACAGTTGGTGGAAGATCTGCTAAAGCCTTTTATTCATTTAAAGACGCAAAGAGATATTCCGTTAGAACTTTGCGTAGGCACGGTCGCCACAATGAGAAGAAATTCTCGTCTGAAAAATATTGGAAGAAAGCACCACCCAAGGAATCATAATGCTATTAGTAGAATACAGAGTTTTAGATAATCTAAAAGTAATTAATGAGGGGACAGCAGCTTCTCCAAAATTAAAAATCCGTGGTAAGTTTCAAAAGTGCAATGAGCAAAATAGAAACAAGAGAACCTACCCAACTGAGGTTTTAACAAACCAAGTAGCATCAATCCAAGAGAAGATCCAAGACAGATCCCTTGTAGGTGCTCTTGACCACCCAACTAACGATGAAATTAGACTATCACAAGCTTCACATCTCATTACAAAGCTATGGGTTGAGAAGAATGGTGATGTTATGGGGGAGGCAGAAATCCTATCAACACCAGCAGGCAAGATAGTAGAAGCCTTAATTAATGACGGTGTTAAGATTGGTATTTCAAGCCGTGGTGTGGGAACGGTATCAGAGGGTGAGAACGGTACAGTCGTTAATAACGACTTCAAACTAATCACATTCGATCTTGTTTCAGACCCATCAACAAAGGGTGCCTACCCAGAGCTTACTGAGTCAGTTAAGATGAACAGCCAGAAGGCACAAGATATTGTTAGAAAGGTTAAGTCTGAACAAGTATTTTTAACTCTTTTGAAGTCAAAGGTTGATGAGGCAATCTCCCTCCCACACAGATCTAAGGGTGGAGAGCCTTTAACTCCTGATCAAAAACGTGCAAATATTTCTGCCGCATCGAGACAGATGACCGGACAGAAGAGACAAAAAGCACTAAAGGGTGTGTCAAAGCACACAATGAAGGGTACTAACAACCCCGCTACTAATACTCCAGATAGACTTCATAGGGCTTCAGGAGTTTACCAATCATTAAATACTTCTACTGGTAGCTTAAAGACTACTTTATTGAAAGCTTTGCAGGAGAGATGCTGGAAAGGTTATGAGCCAGTAAAAGGTAAGAAGCCTTTCTCAAAAGGTAGCTGCAAGAAGAAATAATGCAGAAAAAAAATAAAAAGATAATTTTCATCTGCTGAGTATATACATAACTTACATAAGGATATCCCATGGTCAAGAAGAAGAAAGATACAATAACTAGCATCGCCGAACTCCTACCAGAGAATTTAAGCGAAAATCTAGTTGAACAAATTTCTAAATTACTATCCGAAAAGATAGAGGAAGAGGTTAATAAGGAGATCCAAGGTCTCACAAGAAAAACCGTAGCTTTCTTCCGTAGTCAGATTGAGGCTCTAAAGGAGCAGGCTCTAAAGGAATTAGAGTTAGAGAATGAGACTTACAGAAACGCAAAGATGTTTGAATCTGTAAAATCATTCTTCTCTGTCGAATTGACAGGTGATGATGAGCAAAGCGCAATTAATGCATTTGCTTCACTTGGCGAAGAGCAGGACAATAAGATCGAAGTTCTAGTTAATGAAGTTGATTCTCTAGTTAAGGAGAACACCAAGCTAAAGAACTCTCTTAAGGTCGTTCTCGACAAGAACAAGATGTTGGAATCTTCTGTAAATTCTCTCTCAGAGCGAGTTGAGATTACAGAGAGTAATGGTAAGTCAGGTGGAAAGATTCTATCTGATTCTGCTATGGTTGTATCTGAAGAAAATTTCAAGAAGAAAGAACAACCAAAAGCCTCAGAAGCCAAGAAACAAAGAACTATATCAGAGAATAACTGGTTAAATGAGGATGTTTTAGAAGCTTTTAAGGCTTTAAGATAATTAGGAGTAACATATGACAGTAGAAAAAGATCAATTACTCGAACGCTGGGGTGCAGTTCTTGAAGGAATTTCAGATCAGCATCTAGCATTGACCACAGCAAAGCTATTGGATAACCAAGCCAAGGCTTTCATGGCAGAAAAAATCAATGAGGAGACTCTCACCCCTGGAGCCACAACTGTCGGTAAGTTGGGCACATTCCAGAAGTGGGCATTCCCAATGATTCGTAGAATCTTCCCAGAGTTAGTATTCAACAAGATTGGTGCTACTCAGGCAATGGACGGCCCAGTCTCCCAGATCTTCTATCAGGGTCACAGCCGCTCAGGAAACAAGCAGGGTACTTACGGCTCAGAAACCGTATACTCAAAGTACAAGCTAACATACAAGAACTTGTACGCCAATCAAATTGGCTCAGTTTCTTCACCTGGGACCGCAGGAACTTGGGGAGCAACCGGAACTCCACTAACTTACTCACAAGTCTCTGCTGGCGTATTTAGCACTTCAAACGTCTTAGATGCAACTCACGGCTCACCTTCAACAACTGTTGGTGGTCAAATTGCTTCATTCCCAGATGCCAGAACAACCCTAGGTTGGTCAGTATCAGCAGGCGAGCAATTGAGAACCTCAGGCATTCCTGAAGTTACAATGCACATCCAGAAGCAGACCGTACAGGCCAGAACTCGTAAGATGAGAGCACTCTGGACTATGGAAGCTGCACAAGACCTCAAGGCTTACCACAACATGGATCTTGAGAACGAGCTAACCCAGTTACTAACCAAGGAGTTGACCTTAGAAATCGACCGCGAGTTGATCGAAGATATCCGCATGATTGCATACGGATTCGTCGATGGAACAACCAGCGTAGGTGGATGGTATCTCAAGTCACTAATTAACGGTGGTGCAGATAACTTCCCAGAGATAGGTGGTGTTGATCCTAACTCAGGCAACACATTCACCCCAGGAGCATTCGAGTATGACTTTGCTCAAATTGGCTTAGATAACGATGCACTAACTGGTGGTAAGAACGTGTTTGTTTGTGACCTAAACTACTTCACCAAGAACTCAGGTGGAGCAGCTTTTGCACCACAACACCTTGGCCACGCATTTGCAAACTTGCTCGCAACCATCAACTTTGCAAGCAACGATATCTACAAGACAACCTTCAAGGGTCCAGGCACAGTTCTGATTACTGGTCCTGTAATTGCTTCAATCCTTGAACTAGCAGCTAAGATGGAAGGTGGCCTCCCAAGAGAAGCTGCCCCAACCAACATGGCTGGCAAGTCAATCAATTACGTTGGCAAGTTCTTTGGTAAGTACGATCTAATTGTAGACCCAATGTTCCCAGACGATGAGATCATTGTAGCCTACAAGGGTGACAGCAACATGGACGCAGGTTTCGTATACTGCCCATACATCCCAATGATGCCACTCCCAACCGTAACCGATCCAGAAACCTTCCAACCAAGAAAGGGTATCTTGACTCGCTATGGTAAGGTCGCAGTCCAGCCTGCAAACCGCTACTTCAGAGTAGTCCGTGTAGTTGGTGCTGGTGCCGACCTGTTGACCCCAGGCACAATTGCTAACAGCAAGATTGGTTCAGGCTCTGTAAGCTGGTAACCGATCTGACTAGGAAACTAGTTTAATATAAAGCCAGGATTAATCCTGGCTTTATTTTTTTATGTATAGTAAATACTATAAAGGAGTTCTATGGCAATAATTAAACCCACAGTAAGAGAGTTTGGATCTTCTTTTGGAAGTTACGGTGGAGCATACTTAAAAGATTACCAAGCACCAGAGCCTAACTCCAATGATGTTTTAAAGTCAACTGAGAAAGACGTAGCTGAGTTTAAATCTTTTCAACAATCAATAAAAGATTTTATATTCGCTAGATTAGGGCATCCTACCGTTAGAGTAGAATTAACTGATTTTCAGATTGAGACTTGTATTGACGAAGCAATCTCAAAGCTAGATTATCATTGTCCTGCCTGGATGACTCAGTTTGCTGTAATCCAAACTACAGTAGGTGAGTCTATCTATGAGCTTCCACCAGAGGTTGTAAATAACCTTACAAATGTTTGGTATAAGAAGAATATCTTCCAAACAAATGCCGTCCCTGGATCTTTAGAGTATGACTTCACAATTATGTTCTTCACCAACACAGGTTTATTCAATAACCACAATGTCGGTGAGTATGTTTTGATGCAGCAGTACCTAAAGCAAATTAGAAAAATTTTAGGGCAAGGCAACTCTTGGGAAGTCATCAACGGGAAATACCTACACTTATCTCCAGTTCCTAATGGAGAAGAGGATGTGATTCTGGAGTTTAGAGGTATTGATTCAAATACAATTCTACCTGCATACAGAAATTGGATACAGAGGTACGATCTAGCAGTTTCAAAAGAAATTCTAGGAAGAGTAAGAAGCAAGTATGACACTCTCCCAGGCCCAGGTGGTGGATCTAAATTGGACGGTCAAATCCTACTACAAGAATCTGAAAGAGAGAAAGAGAAACTTTTAGAGGAGCTTACTTCTGAAATTGAGAATCCACCATTATTTGATTTCTGGTAATGAATATCAATAGATTCAAGGTTACTACACCCCCGACAAATAGATCGGTCAACGATTCAAAATCAAGGTTATCTCTATTTGATAAGGATAACTCTGATAGGAATATGTTCAACCTGATTGACGAGGAGATCATTAAATTGGGTGGGTCAGAGGTAGAGCTTTATATGTACCATCCATCACAGGATTACGATGATATCTACCAAGAGTCCAGAAGGAAAGTGATCTCAGTTGATCCAATTTACCTTTACGGTCACTATGAGCCAAAAGCTCTGGAGGAGAACCTAACTCAATTCGGAGTTCAGGTAGAGAACGATCAAGTATTTATATTCAATAAAACTTATGTTGAGAGCATGGCAGGACGGTCAATAATCATTGGCGACATCTTAAAGCCTGTATTCCAAAACATGAAGTTTGAAGTATTTGAAGTTCAGGAAGATAGCTTCGAAGCTTATGGAATTTATCACTTATTGGTTCATGCCAAGCTACTAAGAGATTCGGAGGATATCCACCGTGATAATCTCTTCACTAGATCTGAAGATATAGGTAGGAAGTAATGTCTACACTCCGCATCCCATCTAAAATTATTGACATGATTACTCGCCAAATGAGAGCGAGTACCAATAACCATTACAAGCAAGTCCTGAGAGCATTATTAAATACTTTTGGGAACCTTTATTACATTGATGGGAACGGTGCTAAACAAAAGATTAAGTGTGGTACTGGTAGAATGGAGAGAAATAAGGGAAAGGACTACCAAGATAATACGCTAGTCTTACCTTATATCTCTGTATTTGAAAGAGGATCTTCGAACGATGATGATCGTAGAAGATACACTCCAATCTTAGTAAATGAAGTAGAATGGGATGCAGAGGAGCAGCGTGCTAAGAGATATCTCTCACTAGCTCCAAGACCTGTAGTTATTGACTACGATATAAATATTTGGACTAAGTTCGTAGAGGATATGGACATAATAAGATCAACCATCTTATCAATGTTCAACCCAGACTTAGAGATCGAGACAGAGGACAACGATTACATTAAGGCATTCTTAGTATCTGAGGACGATATAGACTCTGAGGAATCCAACGATAAAGAAGATCGTGTAATTAAGAAAAGAATTACCATTAGTGTAGAGACTTATATCAGAAGCCCAAAAATTCTATACACCAACACAAGCCAAATTAACTCCCAGAACTATGAGATATCAATTCAAGGTGGGGGAAGACAAAGAGGTCGTGAAAATAGAGATTTAAGAACTTTAATAGAGTTAGGCAATATAACATTATTGCTATCAAATTCTATTAGTGTAGATTCTACACAGCCAAGAGAAGTAGATTTAGGAAATATAGATTTATCACTAAGCTCTGATCTTATCGGAAGTTCACCGAATTACTTATACCAAATTAACCTGGGTAATGAAGAACTGTTGCTTGAATCTTCTCTAGAAGGCTCGGCGGCATACTCATATCAAACCTATAGTGTTGATATGGGTGAGAATGATTTAATTCTTAGTGATGAGTTAGATACTACCTTCGGGATAGTAATTGATCTATCAGACGTAGAAGATCTGAATAATCAACTACCCTGGCCAGACGGTCCAATTGAGAACCTATATCCATTGGATCTAGCTTTAAGCAGCGAGTTGAGCTTTACATATGAAGGCGTAACATATTATATAAATCTAAACGATCCAACACCTTCAGGTCCAGTAAGCGATTACTTTGAATTGAATTTAAGTGATATGAGTGCTCTCGACACAGCGACACCAGATGAGGATTTTGACGCATAATGGCTATTAATCTAGAAGTATATCCAAACCCAGACCCTACTACTTTCAGCGTTAGTAGTACTTATTACTCTGTATCGGTGATGAACGATGCTTCGGCATATCAGAATTCTCATGTGTATTCCGGTACTAGGATGGCTTGGGTTCTAAGCTATGCTGTTAATAGAAATCTTTGGCCTGTAAGCTCTTCACCTGTTATTAGTTATACTACATTTGAGATTGACGGGTCCACTACTGCTAGGGTTTCTAAAATTGGTGGATCAATCTCATCTATTGATATTGGGCCATACTCAAAAAATAAAAACTCTGTAACAACTTTATCTGGTGGAGTGGCTTACATTCCTGTAAACAAATATGATAAACTATGGGTGACAATAGATAATAACGTGTCTAGTCCATTATTCATATTCGCAGACCCACCAACCCCAGCCTTCTCGGCAGTTAGTGCAGATTACCCTACGGGGTCTGGGTGGACACATATCCGATTTACAAGTGGTGTACACTTTATGTCGGCTTTAGGTGGAACACTTGATACAGCAGAAGGGTATCCAAATAGAAGGAAATTAACATCAAAAACTTTAGTATATTCAGACCCAGGTGCATACGTTAAAGGGCATTTTAACATTAGTGGCTGCAATGATATTAAACTAATGGGAAAGGGAGTTTATTCCTTAGAGTTTTATGATTGGTGGGGTAGCTATCTAGGACAGTCAGATTCCGTTAAATCTCATGGAATGTTCCTTTATAGCACAAATGCTAGTACACCAAGTGCCTACCTTGATTGGAGATTATCTGGGAATGGTATCTCTGGTGTGACCGTTGTAGGAACTCCATTCTATTTTAATGGGGAGGGTAGCCTACAACAGGTGGATAATGTAAAATACATATCACCTTGGAATTACAATACAGATGGATTTAGAATATTTAATTACTATAACAGGACTACAGGAGCATTTGTTAAAAATAGTTTTATATTCATAGCGGATGACGTATCTTTTCCTGGTGTCGGACAATCTCAATCTAATTGTCTTGTGAGTGGAAACTACTTATCAACACACCATGGGTCACTATTTGTAAATTATTTTACTGTATATAACAATGGTTTAGACACCGGATCATCTTTTGGGTTTTCGGCTATAGATATTGACTCTAGAGTATTTATACCTGATAGAATAGGTATTAACGCTGTGTTTAGGTTGCTTTCCGACTCTGCGGTAACTTCTCTCCCAGCTAATTATGCAGGCATATTAAACTGCACATTCTCCGGTATTAGGGTTGAGAACGATATCGCAACTCCTGCATTCCTTATAGGTAATATTGATTACCCATTTGCAGCTTATGGCAATAAGCTTGGTATGCTATCAGGGTTGGATTTTAAGAATATCTCTTTTAGTTCGACCTATACTGGATCTGGTAGCTTGTCCGCTAATATAATTTCTGGTTTAAACTCTACCAATGAAGTAAAGAATACTTTATTTGAGAATGTAACTTTTAACGGTGTTAAATTAACAGAGGCTAACAAGAATACCTACTTCAGTTTCTCAGGCTCAACAGACCCCACAGCCGATAACATTAGGTTTAACTCTGATTTTCCAACTAACATGAAGGTTACACCTATTAAATTATTGAATTAGATATTCTTTTGAAGACTAAATATAGTATATACAGTTGAGGTACATATATGGTATGGACTAATATTGGCAAAGAAAAAATGTTTGAAATAGCTTTTGAAGGGTCTTCTGCCCCTAGCTATTTTGCTCTACAGTTGGCTACTTCAGCAGGCTCATGGAGCGCAGACTTAAGCTCAACTTCACAGATTACTTTAGTTACTTCAGGTAACGGATATACAGCTTCAGGCTTAAAAGTTAATCGTAATGGTGTAGACCTAGTTGTATCAGCTAACTATGCTTCAGACTACGCTAGAGCCACTTTGAAATCTGGTTATGAATGGTCTGCCACAGGTGGTACTATTGCGGATGTGTCTTATGTTCTTTTGACCGCTGCTAGTGATGGGGATAATCCTGCTGCAAGAACTATATGGGCTTACTGGAACCTGGGGACTGAGTACGATATCCCAAGTGGTTCAAGATTAGTCATTAACTCTGGATCGCTACAGGGAACATAGTATGAAAAAAATTACTAACACAAGCTTGCAAGGGATATTTCTCACCTTCTTTGATGGTGGTGAGAAAACTTACTTCATCAAGCCTAAGACCAATATTGTAGTGCCAAATTCCCATACAAGTATTGTGTTAGATAATCTGGTCAAGAGAAGAATACTAAAAGTACAGATGATTCAGGATGAATCTGTTGTAAACACTCCTGAGAAATTATCAAAAAAATCTAAGTAAGGTAAAGTATGGCAATTCCTCCTAGTCCTTCTGTAGTTGTTTTAGAAAATGACCTTTCAATCTATGCTCCAAATGTGGACTCATCGGTTGTTGGTATCGTAGGTTTCGCAGACAAGGGACCAACAAACGAAGCAACTCTTATCACAAGTCAAAACCAATTAATTGAAGTCTTCGGTAGACCATCCTCAAACATTCCTGGCCAAGGCTTGGAGGGTGCATTGGAGATTCTTGAAGCTACTAATAAAGTGTACTTTGTAAGAGCAGCCGATGCTAGTGCAGCAAATGCAAGCGCAGTACTTCCTTTAGGATTCCCTCCTGTAGTTGAGCTTTATGCTGGCTCTTCAACTGGACTAGATGCCAACGTAGCTTCATTATCCTTATCTTATACATTAGTGAATGCTGGTGTTACTACGACTGGTGTAGTTTCAATGGTTAGCTCAACTACACTAAACACAGTTCGTAAAATGGTTCTATCATATTTTGATAAATCATTAACTGGTGATAATTTAGTTTACGCTGCAAATAACACTACTGGAGCAACTTACTTCACAACTCGCCACGCTGGATCTGGTGTTTCATTAACTGTTTCATCTTCGAACCCAGCAGCATTAAGAGTTTATTATGTTAATCCAGATTCAACTGCAA